ATCGCATTAACCGTACCTCTGAGGAACGACAGAAATAGACCGACGGGGTTCCAATCCCGTAATCTATGACCTGGTGGCGAGTGGATCCGATCAGCGTATACATGAAGAAAGCGCGGCACAGGTCTCCAGCACCTATATAAGTAGGTGCCTTGGAACTTGCGGCTACGCTTTGGCTTCATGACGCTTAGCGGAACTTTCACTCCAGCGTCGTCGTTCTCCCACCTTGGGACGAAGTGGAACTTTGCAGTCCCACGCAATTCCCGAACAAGGTGGCGAACCAGAAGACCTGTCCTCGTAGAGAACAGATTCAACTGATTAATCGCAGAGGCACGAGCCTGCACGCTTGAAACGTCCTTAATGTAGACGCCTCTCACGTTTAGGCCACGATAATAATCGTGACCACAGGACTCGCGGAACGGACCTTCTACGAAGGTCTTATCAGCGTTCACTCTAAAACCCATCAACCGTAAGCCTCGTAAAACGTCGGCGGTTAAAGATTTTGGGACGATGATATCGTCGCCAAAAACCGCCCAGTTCCCGAGGTAGTCGGCAAATGGGTGTCTAAGGGTGCAACCCCTTAAACGAGCTGAGGCTAATACCAAACCGGCAAATAACATGGTTTGCAGGGGGAACGTGAAACCGTTACCCATGCTGCTCACCATATGCAGCTCGACTTCCCGATTACCCACTTGGACCCAAGGTGAACGAAGCTCGCTAATGTAGTAATACATGTCGCGAGGCAACATCCACCTCAGCATCTTAAGTGAGATCGAGTCGGAAGCGCTCGAAAGATCGATCGTGGAGAACTCTCCATCGATCGACCCAAGACGCGCGAGCTCTCGGTTCTTGAACGGCTGCTTCGACAGGTTGATACCTGTTTTATACAGCAAAATACGTTCAAGGATGCGGCCGAACCCTAGCTGGTAATAAATACCCAGCGAAGGCTCGACGCAAATACACCGAGCGATATGGAAGTTCTTAGGTGCAAAGGCTAGGCGACTCCCTCGAATCGTGATTCCATGACCCCGCCGCTCTATCCGACATTTGTCGGACTCGAGACGTCTAGGATCGGAACTCACTTCCTCGCCGTACAATCGTGCGACGAGTCTAGATGGCGACGTTAACCTAGACGAGAACAACTTCGTATAGAAGTCGTTCCCGCTAGCACCGACGGCTGACCCGGGACCCATCTTGGCTAGTGCCTTGATGTGATCCCAATGGTCGCAAGCGGAAGGTGCAAGGTAATTCGCCCTCCATAGCCGGTGAAGGGTCTCCCGGGTTTCCCCGAGAAGTTCCTCGTCCCAGCTACTGGTAGGCGAATACGTCCAATCTGCACATAAGGAATTGGAGTGCAGAAACAGGGATTCAGCTGCTTGGCAAGCCCCTTTCGAGGGCCGGCCACCATCTTGGTACTTCTTGGTTAGAGAAGCACTCAGTTGGCTAAAAGCAACGTCTTTTACCCTGTGCCACGGCTCGCGGACGTTCACAAGTGAACATCTGCTAGCCATGCCATCATTGTCGAGGGCAAGATGAAGAACTGATTGAACGTCAAGTTCAGTCATATTGAAGACCCTGGCCGCTCAGCGAGCGACACTAGGACCAACGATACGTTCCCGTTCGTACGAGTATAGCACTTCTAAGAAGAGGTGCCCTCGCCAGGACGGAAGGACGCGTTCAGCGCCCCACATATCGCAAAAGTTCCAGTACTCGCTGAAAACCCCATAGGAACCGTCTCCTACAAGGTAGGTACACCACTCGTTGAAGAGCGATACACTACTCACCCTTTTCGAGGCACAGTAGAATTCGACATTGGATTCGTCGAACGCTGCCCGTACCACGTCTTCTGGGCTCCAGGCCTCGTACGTCGCTCCCTCTTCCACCATACTCATTACTGAGTATGTATGGAGGAAGGTGTGCCGCTTAAGGTACTGGAGGTAGTCCAGAAAAGAGGGGCAACCTAAGAGATCAAGCATGTCGCCGTCGTGCACCATACCCGCGTGGGTAAGGCAGCACTCGGCGAATCTCAGGTTTCTTAGGAGTCCACCGAGCTCTCCCTCAGTCCAACCGGTCGGGTATTTAACTACCTCGTCGGTTGTCTTCGGGAAAACGTTTTGGAGCACAGAATCTAACGCGACTTTCGTCTCGTTATGGATCTGCGTGACCAATGCGGTAGTAGAGTTAGTCAACATAAACATGGGTTTATTCCTTTGTTGTGAAGATTTACGGCCAACTTCTTACCAGCTCAGCGATAGGCGGAGTGCACAAAGCACAATGCCTGCTCGCCAAGCCAGCGAAAAGTTTAAGCGTCTCATCTGGCGGGGCCTCGTTAGAGGATACCGTTACAGAAGAGATCGCCCAGGCCTTGACTCTGCTGCCAGTTGATGCCGGTGAACAGCGAAGTGTACGCCCGAACGTTGGGAGCATCGTACGCATCGGCACCAGCCGGTACGTCCGTGTTCCAACGGCCGATCAACACTGCGGGAGCATTATTCGCGGCGTAGTTAACGCCTTTGCGAGTGACCTGCCCGTACGTGTTTTTCGGGATAGTGGCGTATTTGCCAGTGACGGCATTCGGACTCGGCAAGGCTGCCGGGTTCAAAGGCCGAAACATGGCGACGGTGAAAGGGTCAGACACCGCGTGAACGCGCACGCCAGTCTGCGTACCTCCAACTGAGGTAACCGCATGCTGTTTACCGTTGACGGCAGGTGCCGTATCAACGGAAAGCGTGTACGTTGGCGAAGTGAACTGACTCATGGCTCCACCTGTAACGGGGGAGCTGGGGGACCAGGTCATATAGAGACTCCATGTAAATTAAGTTAAAAGTCTATTGCCTAAGCGAGTTGGCGAGAGCCGTAAGATTGAGCCATTTTGGCCAATCGGCAACACCGGGAACCGTCAGACGGAAGTCTGGCAAAAGATTCTCGGCTGCCCACGGCTGACGCTTAATCGCCTCGACACTAGCGGTATAGATCCCGGGATCTTCGACCGTATACTCGTATCTCTGAGACACACTGTTCGGCGAATGGACGAACTCAACCGGCAGGCAACGAAGCCTGGTACGTTTGAGCGTCGCCTTATTCACCCAGCGAATCGCGGAGATCGGAAACGAGTAAGCAGATATCATCGCTCCAAGATTGGAGAAATAATCAGCAACAAAGCTGAAAGGAATCAACTCCCACGCTGTGGGAAGTGCCTGAGCTAGGTTTAAGCCTAGTCGCCTCGTGAGAAACGTGGCGAAGGATTCAGGGTTTACGTCGTTGAATGCGGCTACTTTGCCGTAGAAACGACATATACTAGATTCCAATGTCTGTCGGCGGTAACGGATGCCAAGCGGTCCCTTGGAATTAGTGAGGATACCCGTCTCGAACACGTTGTCGTCTGAGCCAGTACCCGAGACAGTTTTGCTGTCTTCGAGCTGGCCTATACGAGCAAGTTGCTCAGCGGCGGACTCCAAATCACTAACTAAGGGCAACCACTGGTAAGAACGTTCAAGCCAAAGGTCGGAAATCGCCTTATTCAGCTTTTTCCCGAAGGCTCCTGTTTTGCCATCTCGACGCGCTTTTGCACGAAGAGCATGCCATTGCAGATACTCCTTTAGGGCCTCAGCTGGATGACGAATGCCTCTTATAGCCCGCCGTAGCTCCCCGATGAACACTCCGCCCTGAAAGGCGGAAAGCTCTCGTTGGGCCGCGGCGAGGAACTTTTCCGAGGCACGGGACTCTGCGAGTGCTGCGCTTGTTGCGACTCCTGGCGAGGGGATTGCTCCCTTCATCAGAAAGCCGTACCAGTCGTATGTGACGTCATCCTTCGAAGGATTCGAGTCGGGCACGTTTAAACCATTGTGGAGTATCAGTTGATGATACCCCGGTTTATTCGTGACACGAACGCGATCCCCCTCGATTGTGGTCGTGGCTCCTTCATTCCTCGCAATGATTTCGCGCCAACTCGGGATATCCGGGCTCAGCTGATCAACCCTATTATTGTAATAGGTCTGATCACGAGTGACCGTGTCCTGAATGACGCCCATTCTTTTCGAGGTCTGCTTGAAGTACACGTCCTCTATGATGACGTCGCGGTAAGACTTGTGAAGCATAGACACCTCTCACTTGAGTGTGAGAAATGAGGGTAGGAGAATTCCTATTTAGG